GGTCAAATACTGTGAATATTAACGAACCAGCAATACCTCTTTTACCTCTTGAAAATGAACGTGGGTTTGGTGAACCCATTGTATAAATTGGCGCCTTTTCTCTTGTCACCGAGAAAGTGATTCCCGAAAGAGCTCCGATTTCAACGCCACCAAAAGTGGCAACAATATCAGCACCAGAAAATGTTGTATAAGTATTGAGATACTTGTTTACTGGACTGTCGTAGTATTCGCCTGCCATATTACCCTCCTAATCGGTATATAAATTTGCAGTGTTTTTATATGATATTAACCAAGTTCAACTGACATTTGGACTTCGATGTTTCTAAGTTCAAATGCAGGTGTTATAACTAGGTCAATAAGTGCTTTGTTTTCTTCAGCGATGTATCTGATGTTGAAATCGCTATCTAAGATGGCACCCAACTGCTGCATTCCTCTAAGGGATGAAGTAATCGAGGTTTCCATTGAGTTTCTAACTTGAATAGTTGAAGGTTGACCAATGAACTTCTGACAGCTCTGACGGACAACTAACATTGCTTCGTTAACAATTCTCAGTGTTGTCAGTCTTGTGTAGTCTGAACTAGAACCAGCAAATGTTACACCATCTGTGAAGATTGGAGCTCTATTGAAGTTTAACATGATTGAGTTTACACCCTTATTGGTCATTGCCAACAAGGTTGTTTTGCTAGGATTGTATCTTAGCGCTGCAACGTTGTAAACTGTCTTGTTTATGGTTGAAGTGTATGAAGCCATTCTGCTAACTGCAGCAGTTAATACTGATGCACCATTTGAATAACCCCATGCCGCTGGATAACCTGCAGGCTTTAACTCTGCACCAATTACTGCAACGTGTCTTCCAAGTTCCTTAGCAGCAACTCCATTATATGTTGTTGCTGAATCTCTGTCTGAAAGAGTTGTTAAGCCGAGGTGTGTTGCTACTTGTCCAGGAGTCATTACGTCGTTAGCACCGACATATGGCTTTGTTCCCATAACAGCGAAACATGGATGACTGTTCTCATTGATTTCTTTAACTTTATCAGCAATTTTTACTGCCCAGTTATTTCCAATTGTTACTGAGTTGTCTGCATGAAATCCGTAAATTGTATCGGCAGATGCAGAATATGCTTCAGAAGGAGTTGCCGCCCAGAGTCCTGCTCTTGCACCACTTCCCCAAGGAAGTATGATATCTGGCTGAGCAGCTTCTGCTGCAATGAACATTGCATCGAGAACGCTACCACCAAAATTACTACTTGTTACCGCAGCTGTACTGTGGTTCCATGTAGTATCACTTGGCAATGGGACCATGTAGATTCTTTCTGCGCCTGCAGAAACAAGCTCAAAAAAAGCTCTATGACAAGCTGAATCAACGCCAAAGGCAGTTATGACATCTTGTTCATTTGTGCACTGAACTACGTCAAGGTCTGCGACGTTGCCTGTTCCATCTGCTGTTGATCTTTTTGCTAATACTACAACCCTTGGTCCGACTGGACTATCTTGACGGGAGATGCTGTAGAAGCGGTCTTTAATTATTGTTTTTACACCTGGTAGAGCCATGTTATTCTTAACCTCCGAGTCAGGGATTTATTGGATTAACTCGAAAGATATAGTAATGGGGTACCTGTAAAAACTAACTAGATTTACATATCCTAGTAAATATTATGAGTTTGGAGTAGCACTTTGGAATAAGTCTACGATACCTAGGCTCATATCTGAGTTATAGATTGATGCCGGAGTAGCTGCTTGCTCTATTAAATCCTTTTCATAGGAAACCCATTGGCGTATATCAGCCACAATTGACTCAATCTTATCAACTGCTGATACATGTATCTTTTCGGTTGTTAATAAATACGTAACCGTTCTTTTAACTACATCAGTTTGATCCATATTTGTTTCGGTATCTGAAACCCTTCTGGCGTATACAAGCTCTGATGCTCCCAGTCTTTTAAAGACTGAAGTATATTCCAACATAAAATCTTCAAATATTTCCATAATTCTATCGGCTACTTCTGCACCAGCATATCTTTGTTGATCACCTGACAACTGACCAGCATTAGCTTCAACTAGAATAGTGAAGGAAACGACATTCTGAAAACGCTGACCTTCTATAATATAATACTTACCATCATCACCTAAAGCTTTATCTCTATATCTCATTTTAGGTTCTTGATTGTGAGCCCTCTTTAATTCAAGGCCGTAAGCTATGCAAGGATAGGATGCAAACTTGCCTCCAAATGTTGCTACGATTGGTATGTCTGGATATGAATTTTCCCAAAGCATTTTTACAACTTCTATAAAGCCTAGGTAAGTTAAATTTCCTTCAGCCTTTAATCTTCTTGAATCACTATCGTTATAGTATTTAGGATCCTGCTCTCGCAGTCTATCTCTGCTTTCTGCGTAGCTTTCCCATTTATTACTTGGTGCTGAGTCAGCATTAAAACTGCCGGGAAATGGAAATGAAGACTGCATATTATGCTCCTGGTCCTGTCATTATAGAAAAATTAATATTCTTTAAACCAAGAGAAGAAACTAAATTTATTTCAAAAATTAAAGTTCCTCTTTCTGTTTTCGATCCATATGATTGAAGTTTATAATCTTTAATAGTTCTAGTAGATACCAACATGTCAAGCATTGATTTGACTTGTGAAATTACTTTATCTTCCGCGTTCTTGCCTATGCCGTCATTTGCTATGGCTTTTATTTCAGTTATAACCATAGCAACTAATCTCATTTGTGGAGCTTTTGTAAAGGAGCTATTTTTATTGGCCAATGTGTAATCGTTAGATATGTTTACTTCGTATGGATTACCCCTTAGTGCTTTGCGCGTTCTGTACACAACATTGATACCGAGGTTGTCTAACCTAGCTAATGAATCTCCAGATAAATTAGAACCATAAACAGAATATGCTCCTGGTATTCTTTTTCTGATTATTCCATTATAAACTGGAGTTGACGACATCATTCCAGCAAATGCAGCTGCTGCTGAACTCGTATATGATCTTCCAAAACCTATATGATTAAAAGTTAGTTCTCCATATATAGGAATAATGTATCGACCTATATCAGTTTCTACTTCTCCACTTATTGAGTAAGTGGTAAATTTATTTACAAGTCTAATATTTTCTTCTAGAAGTTGAACATCGCTATCTTTTGTTCCATTATTTTTAGAACCAATGATTCCCATTTGAACATATCCAGTAGCTTCGTTAAATGAGTAGCAATGAAGAGCTAGTTGAGCTATGAAGTCAACAGACCCAGTGTTTATCATTGAAGTTTCAAGTGGTACCACTATGTCAATAAACTCAAGCCCCTTTGCTATATTATAACTTACTGCTAGTCTTTCATAATATTTTTCATAAAAGTTTACATTAGAATTTGTTTCTGCTGAAAAAAGTATTGGCATGTCGATAAGTCTTTGAGAAGTGTCTTCAATGTATTCCGACATTGGCGCAGAAGCCATCATGAATATAGACTTTGCTCCGCAGCTAAATGCGTCATGAATTCCTCTTAGGATAGGCGAAGAAGTATTTGCGCCTAATAAATTGGTAGCTTCTTGAATTGAATTAATTTTTATAATTTGATTTAATTCAATTCCATCACTATGACCTATGAATAATATTGAATTAGTATTATAGTATTCTTCTAATGAATCAAAAATTGGCCTCTTCGAGATAGTCGCACCAGTTGTTGGTCCAGTTAAATCCTTAGACACTCCAGTCGTATTGATGACAGAGTATTTTCCTGTTGTAAGTTGTTCTACGTTAGATAAAGGAATATTTGTTTTAATAGAAAATTGATTATTTGCTGGGATCGAAGAGATAAAATGATTTCCATTAAAGTCTACACTTATTTCTGATATTGAAATTTGATCACCAGATGAAAGATTGTGATCAGTATCAGTTGATAAAGTTATCACTCCATTTTCTATTTTTTTATATACTATATTTCCGACTCTACCAATTTGACTTCTAGAAACTTCAAAATTATGTTCAATTACTTGAGTTCTATCATTGTATGCACATTGAATCGAGACGGTATAAGTTCCACCAAAAAGTGTATCTGGGATTTTGTAATAGAAACCATACTCAGAACCTGATGGTCTATTGTAATAAGAATTTGTCTTAAGAGCTAATCTTGCATACACCTTTGCCGAGTTATAGCTTGATAGACTTGGTAAGGTACTAGCAGTTGTTCTTGCTATTACTGATGTTGTAGTTGGTACAGATGTAATTATATACTCTGTATTGTAGCCACCGCCGACGCCGTAAACAATTACGGTATCTCCAGCCGCTAATTTATGATTTATATCAAATGTAAATGTTGCTGAAACGTAACCATCCACTATTGAAACTGGTGGTGTTATCGATGTAATTCGATAACTTGTATTGATCAACGAAGTGGATGAATGAATTATTTCTCCAGTGCCACCATTTCCTCTCGATACAGTTGCATATATATCTACAGGAGTAGTCTGATCTAAAGGGTCGTAAAATTCACCATTTACCAAAAAGGCGAATCTGAATTTCACCAACTGGCCATTGTGCACTCTTAGCATTTAGTTTTTGCTTTCCCTAGTTGCACCAGCAATCCAGTAAACTATTTTCCCACCTCTACCCCTTATTGGAGCAGAAAAATCTATTAAAAAAATTTCTTGACCACCTGGATAGTCTTCATATATTCTATCACCAGATTTAACATTTGCTGTATCTTGAAAATAATATATTACTTCAGAGCTAACGGTTAAGCCTTGTATATTTTCTTCTAGTATATTAGCAAATCCGTTGAGCCCCCGGATACACAGCCCTTACTGTATACCTTTGCATCTTTTGGCTATAAGTCATAGTCTTTTGATCTAATATTTTTTGAACCAATACATTGTGACCCCAACTACGCAGTACATTACTTAATGTGCGTTTTGGATCAATCATACTTCCTTATTCCTCTTTCTGGAATTGGATTTTCATCTGGTGATTGGATATGAGTTGGTCCATACAGGTCTCTTGGAGTGTAGTAAACTGACAATCCGGTATATGGATCCATGGTTCTTCCTGCTCCAATGGTTGGAAGACTTGGTAAACCCTTTGGTTGAACTGCTTTCATTCCAACTTTTGATGTTAACATTTCTTTCCTAAGCATTGCTGCGATTTGACACCAGGTAGTGGCGTTAGCTCTACTTAGGGTGTTTCTAGGTAGATTTTTATTAGTTATAGAAAGATCACCAAGCCTTACCGAAAGCTCATCATCTCCGCCATTTCCATAGACCCTTGTTAGCTCACAGCAGGTGGCTGCTCTTATGTATTCAAATGCCGTAAATGGAATAGCTGTTCCGTCTTCAGTCTCTAATAATTTAAATATATTTTTTATCTCTATAGAATAGTTATGTATAAATTCACCTATTTCCAACAAAGAAGCGTCAGGGAAATAGGGGAGAAGTTGCTCTGGATCAAGATACAATGGCTCTATGTCCGCTGCAAAAGCTATTATTTCATCCTCCCTTAAGAAGACTGTTGGCCTATAATCCTCTGTTGGAGTACTTACATATATCTGTTGATTAACGCTAATTGTAGTATTGTTTGATAAAACGCCGTTAAAAGAAACCTTATATGTGCCAGCCGTTGATGGGGTATAGTCATAATAAAATTCGGAGCCACTAAGCGACGTAGGAGTAGCCGATATAATCAACACGTTACTTGAATTTGTAATGCTCATGGAAACTGATACAGGAGAAACTTCTACCTGATTACCATTAATATCTACGTCAATAAATTTAACCTTTAGACGCACAGTGTCATTGACTAGTATATTTGTCATTTTTCCTTCTTTAAAAAGTAGATATTTATATAGTAGTACTTTAAATTGTGTTGGTGAGCTTATTCACCCTGATGTTGAATACTAACAAGCGTGCCAGAATGTATAGTTATTTCACTAGCCTGAATGAGTGCAGCTCCCTCTTTCTCAAGAGCCTGTATTGTAATTACTCCAGTTGGAGCTAGATCTATACTTAGAACGCCTATTGCAGTAGCTACCGAATAGTCTTTTTTCCCACCAAAATTAACTTTGATATTATTTAAGGTGACAGGATTTGATATTCCTTCTATTATTAATATAATAGTTCCATCATATTGAATACCAGATTGGCTATAATCAATAAGGTCATTGTAGAGCATAAAAGTCCTTTAAAAGATTTTAACTATATAGTAACGATATAAAGTTAAAATATTATTAGAATTGTAAACCAGCGTCTTTTCTTAGGTTTGGCATCCAGATTCTTGAGTCCCCGTCTACCGGAATTGGACTTCCATTTTCTGGAGTACCATAAGAAATTGCAGATAGATATGCAATTCTCTTACCCTTTGTCACCGGATAGACTTCATGAGTCCCTACATAGTTTGTAGGATATACGGCTATGGTTCCAGCTTTAGGCACGTGTGTATGTTTTGCGTGTTTGAAAAATATATTACCGCCAATAAAATTTGTTCCATTTAGCTCTTCTTCTGATTCGACTCCATCATTAAGATATATATTTATGCTTACATTACCATGTTTTGGATATTCATTCTTTGGAGGCTTACCGTATTCATATGGTATCTGATCATCGCAGTGTTGACCTATACCTTGGCCATTTGCGTATGTAGCTATGTGACCTGCAGATCTCCACCAGCAGACTGTAGATGCTTCTGTGTATATTTTACAATACTCAACCAATGATTTGTAAGCTAAATCTTCTAAATCATGGATTAGTTGCTGTTGTTCTTCTGTTGGTTTTCTGTCTGAAAGCTTGCATAATGGATCTACGAATCTTTCTGGAGCCATAGATATCGAATCTACATCAAACTTAAAACCAGTTTTATTTAAAGCGTAGCGTTTTCCATCTTCTTCTATATAGGTAAATGTATCTTCTTCTTGTTGCTTCAGCCAAGCTATATAATTATGTAAAAATTCCTGATCAATATCAAAAGCGTCTTCTATAATACATAGGCCGGCTCCAATGTCTTTTGCTTTAAAATCTTTTATAATCATATTAGTAATTTGATCTTGTTATACTGAACTGATCAGAAGACTGATCGTAACCTTTTTCTAAAAGATATTGCCTATAATCTGAGGTTAGCCCAGGCATATAGAGATTAGTTGCTGTTTTTGCTAATTCTATTTCCTTATTCGGGTCAACAACAGATTCATTAACTTCTTTATTTGGGGTTCCGTGGCTATACCAACCAAGATAAGAGTATCTCTCCCCTTCTCCAACTGATTTAACTTCATGAGCTGCCATAAAGTTTGATGGAAAAAATAACAAGTCACCTTTTTTAGGTTTTATATCTATGTCTAAATAATTAAAATAATGATGACCACCAGTAAAATTTGTTCCATCTAATTCTTCCTCTGTATCAACGGATGACGTAAGATAGAAAACATTACTAATAACATTTCTAGTTGCTAGCTGATCTTTTGGAGTCCAAACATCATAAATATAATCAGCACTTACGTCAGAATGACTACCTAAATAGACGCCTTTTTTATACTGAACTATATGACCCTTAACCTTCCACCAAACACATTTATAAGCAAGAGGAAAAAGTTCAAAGTACTTAAACAAATATTGGTCTTTTGATTCTTCAACAAAATCAAATATCTTTTTTATCTTTTCATCACCATACCTATGTATAGCAGAACCTCTGCCTGGCATGCGGTCGACACTTTCCTTTTGAAAAAAATATCCACTTTTATTTAGATAGATTTCATCACCAGTTTCTGGATTGACAGTTGGTGTATACATATCTTGTTTTTCTTTATTAATTGCATCTCTACTAAATTCTCTAACATAATCCCAATCTAGATCTATAGCTGATTCAAAAAGAACAACTCCGCCACCAAGGTGTTTAGGTTCAACATTATTGTTTATCATTTTAATCCTACACTTTTTGTGGTGTTGTGCCACATGGTCCTTCTGGCAAATTTTCGTCTACCGATGATTCCTGCTTTTGTTCTTGAGCTGGTTGTTCATTGGAATCTAATTCAACAGTTTCATGGCTCTGACTATATTGAGCAACGTTTCTACCTTGATAGATTGGGTTCCAACCTGGTTCTACTCCCAATCTTGTAGAGTTAGCATCGTCATATCTAGAATGTGGAGATTTACAATATCTTTCATAATCATCATATATATTGTTTAACCAAACAGGTGGACACCATTCGAAGCTTGCCTCTGGTTCAGCTATCCTGATATTTGCTGGAACATCGTCTGCTCCTTGCCCAAAGAATGTAAGATAACTATATCTTACGCCCTTTCCCATTCTTTCTACGTTATGAGAAGCTACATAATTTGTAGGAAAGAAAATTATATCCCCCCTTTTTGGTTTATACTTTATGCCTAAATGCACAAACTGAAGTGCGCCGCCTGTAAAGTTTCTTCCATTTATTTCTTCTTCTGTTTCTACGCAATCATTTAGATATATTAAAGCACCACATGTTTGACGAGATGCCACCATTCCTCTTGGCATGTATCTAATTCCATTAGTTACTTTATAATTCGTATCGTTATCTGCATGTGTTCCAAGAATCCCACCATCACCATATCTGAGTATGTGACCCCTAGTTTTCCACCATATACTCCCAAGCATTAATGGATAGTAGTCGATGTATTTTAAAAGACCTTTGTATATCTGTTCTTCAAGATAGATAAAAAATTTTTTAACTTCGTCTGGCGTATTTGGATTAACAGGTTGCAGTAGCCTGACTGGAGTTCCTGGTATTTCATCTAACTTATATCTAAAGCCATCTTCATTAATACCATACTCTACACCGTCTTCACCTGTTATATAGTTCCATCTAGTTTTATGCGCTTCTGCTGCGTTTTGATCAATGTAGTCCAAAACTAAAGACTGATCCATATTAAATGCATTTCTAAGTACAACTATGCCAGCGCCTAGCTCTTCTGATTCCATTGCCCCAATTTCATCAATTATTTTTTGATTAATAATTGGAGATACTGGAAATGCTTCGTTGTTTAAATTTTTTGGTTGATTGTTTATTTCATCTAAGTATGACATAAGATTCCTATCCTAAAAGTTCGTCAATTGCTTCTCTAATTGTCCAACCAGCGCCCATTATTCTTGGAATCTCATCAAGTGGCATATCTTGCCAATTGAATCTGGCTACCATTGTTCCTTCACGACTAACTAAAAACTTTTCATAACCATGTGATATTCTAGCAATTGCTTGTCCTGCAAGGTTTTGATTTTCAATTGCTTTATCAGTTTGGTTTGCGCTAAAGTCGGAATAATTTCTTTTCTCATTTCCTTTTAAAGCTGAAAATAAAGGATGTTCGTTTTTTCCGTTAACGTCTACTTTTTGAAAAAATGGAAAGTTTACAAACGAATAATGCTCCTTTATAAATGCTGCTATCTCCTCGTTCGTACCTGGTTCCATTTGGGCAAACTGGTTATTTGGAAAAGCAAGAACAGAAAATCCTCTATCTTTAAACTCATCATGAACTTGTTGCAACTGCCATAACTGGCGACATGTTCTAGCATACGACCAGACCTTAGAGCACTTGGGTTCATAGCCTCCAGCTTTTGTGGACACGTTCACGATAAGGGTTAACTTACCTTTAAATGTAGATAAATAATTTTTTTGTCCGTCTATTGACGTAGCTTCAATATCATAAATTGACATTTTTTTGACCTTTAATATTTAGTTTTGCGTATTCATCTATTGTCAAAATACCAACAAACTTATCTCCAATTACTTCTACACTTACGGAAAGTGTAGCCTTTATTGGCGTATCTACATTTGCTGAAAATGTTAATACATTATTATTAATCTTACCATTAGTAAAAGTTAATGAACCTTTTTCTCCAGTAATAATTCCAGAAATAAATGGCTCAATTGAACTAATGGTAACCTTGCTTGTGCTAATCCCAAATGGAGTAAAAGTAGAAACATCCCAGTTTCCAATAATATCTAAACTAGTATCAATGCTGTTCATGATTTAATTATAGCACAAAAAAAAAGTAGTTGACTATTCATAGAAAAATTGACCAGTTTCCAAAGCTGTTGGAGGGCTATCTTTATGCCAAACATTTACAACCATGACTCTTCTAACTCCAGATACGGGAGCAGTTGTGTTATGTATAACATGACCTGCATCAAATATTATTAATCTATTAGGTTTACAGGCTATTCTCTCTCTTAGCTCAATTGGGACTATCAACGGATCTATATTTATTTTCTCCAATGCTTCTTCGGTATTCTCGGAGACTGCAGTTGGGTGCAGTTCTAGGAATCCGCCTACAACATCATTTGTATGCGGATAGTACACACATCCTATTGCAGGTCCTCTAAATATTTTTTTATCTGCATAGAGGAAAGTGTCCTCATCTACATGAGTTCCTAAATATTGTCCAGGATTGAATGTTCTTGTCCAGTATTCAAAGCCGCAGACTTCCTCAATCGGGAAAGGTAAGTTTTTTTCCCATATTTTTTTTACAACTTTTTTTCTTGGAGTATTTGCTGGTGAATTCCACCAACCATCCCAAAACATATATGGAGCAAAACAGTCTGATTTTTCATCATGGTAACTATTTAGCTCTATTGCTATTCTATCTTCGTTGCCCATAGATACTGGAAAAAAATCTTTTGTTTCTTCGATTTCTTTTAAGATATCTTTATCTTTAATGAAGTCATCTAATATAATCATAGGTATATAGTACTACAATTTCACGGCATACGTAACAGCTGCGCCTGTTGGATTATGGTAAACAGCTGAGTTATCAATATCTTTTAAGACCTGGTGTACTTCATAAATATCAGTAAATATAGATTCATCTTGATACAGTGAATCCATTCCAGTATAGAGCATCATTAGGGTTCCGTTTTTATTTAATCTATCAAAAAATTTAACAGCTACACTAGGATTGTGAATCACATCGTGGAGACTCATGCATATGAAATCGTACGTTGGACCTTGATTTGTTTCAATTTCTTGCATGGTTATGGTGTCGTAATGCCATTCATCTGTTTTAATGAACTGTTCAAATAGATCTAATTGATAGTTGTTTAACATGGTTAATTTTGATCTTTTATTCATTAGATTAGCCAACCCCGTATTAAAAGCGGGTAGTGTCATAAGTGAAGTTTCTGGCTTTGCAGTCAGAAACCCAAACTCATGAGTATTAGCTGCATAGTAATATGCTGGGTTTACATTCCAGAAATGACTATCTTCACTAAAGACATCAAAATACCATATTAGAAAATCCATTCCAACAGCTATTTTTCTTTTATCTAATGATAAAGTTTTAAGATAATTGTTTATTTTCTTACTCTTAGAAATGGAGTCTTTAACGGATTCTATGTCTATGTATTTAATTAACTTAATTAAATTTTCAAAGTAATTCATTTCATAGTTCACGATTAATTGCCCCTAATGCAAGCTGGCGCATATGCCAAAGTCTTCTAATGTTTCCTATTAATGAAATTCTTTGATTTTTTAAGAATAAAAAGATTTGATTTTTTCGCCCGTCTAACTCGCCAGATTCAATTTCCTTTATTGGAATTTGAGTTATGCTTCTAGCAGAATCTATCAATTGATCTATAGAATACGAATCATACTCGTCAATATTTAAGCCGATAAAGCAAACATAAAAAGCTAACTGCTCATCTATATATTCTAAATCTTTTTGTGCGTTATACATCTATATTAGATCTTCTATAGTTGGAGAAAGCGGAAGTATTATATACTTATTTTTATCTGCAAATTCTTTAGTGAGAACATACTCACGAGTAGTTCCGCCATTAGGCATTATTATATTGCCATCTTCTTCCGAGTAAACGGGGACTGAATCATCTAAAGCTTCAGTGAACTCATGTATCGGTTCTTCACTAATTGGTTTAGGATTCACTTATTTTTAGTCTTTCTAATATTTTTTTCTGATCTTCTTTTATATCAAAAGCTTGCTTATAAAGAAGTGAATTATCATCATGATTATTTTCAAGAATATGAGAAAGCTTTTTAACTGATTTAGACAAAGCATCTGCTGCTCTTTTTTTAACTTTATCTTTTTGCTTATCTGTTAAGTTCATATTGATATTATGGTTGAGCTAGCTTTGGCAATCCTTCAAAAGCTGTACCAATTTTCTCACCCTTTTCATTTAAACCTGTTTTAATTCCTTTTGTCCAAGTCCAAGGATTCTCTGTATTATTTTTCATTTTTGCATCACCATATGACCTACGAGCAGTCATTAAATCTGGTTTGTCCCAAAGATTCTCTACGACAATTTCCGTTGATTCTAATAATGTGTTTGGATAAATAGTAAAATGCATTATAGGCATTCCTCCTGGAAACAGGACTGGTTCTCCAACTTTTGTTATTTGCCAGTTCATATTGAATTCGTCTGGCCACCAATAGCTTGGTATCGATGCCGTTAATGGAACTGCACCATCAATAAAATAATTAGGTGAACCAGAAATCCAAGTACTATATCCGTCTTCCGTATTGAATGCCCAACCTGTGGTGAATGACATCATTCCAATGATACTGGGAATTGCAAGCGATCTTCCCTCAAACTTTTCGCCTTCTAGTATCTTAGGAACTGTGTTTCCACCATCCCACTGAACAACAACATCCTGCTGAAGAATCAGTTCCCAACCAGTAACATTTGCAACAGTTAAAGGAAGACATTGGTATGCGTGCTTATTATAGGTGGCATCCATCCAATCTCTATTAAATCGAGACTGTTTTATCTCTGGTGGATTTTGAGTTGTTTTTACTAAAGTTAATTTAGTCATTGTATTACCTTGGTGGCGAATACATTATTGGCTGTGTGCCACCTTTTGATATTCCAACATTTTCAGTGATCTTAGAACCATCAGAGGCGTAGCCTGTAGATTGCTTGTGATTGTTATCATTGTAGTCAAACATAGTTACTGCACTATACTTAATTCCACTGGTCACTTTCAAGGATGCGTGAGCATAAATGTATGTAGATGGGAACATTAGAATGTCACCTTTTTGAGGTTTGAAAGCAATGTTTAGATATGGGAACCAAAGCTCTCCACCTTCATAGTCATCGTTGAAATAGGCAATTGATGAAACGGTGCAAGTATAAGAAAAACCATGATCTGTATGAACCGCAAAATGTTGATCTTTACCATAACGAATAAAGTTAATTGCTTCCATGTATTCCATTTTGAAGTTATATAAAGATTCATAATGATTTAAGCATTGCTTGATCGCTTTTTCTGTATCTTCGTAAACGCTTTTTACTTCTTCAAATTCAGGAGTTAACAATGGCCAATGTGCTGGACTCATTTTTAGATCTACGCAGTCTCTATAGTCTGGCATTTTTTCATTATAGCCAACCATTGCCTCCGACCATTTAAATAGATCGTGAGTGCTGTTTCCAATGGTCTTTTCTAATCTTTCTGGAACGTTTATATCATCCGCAAGCGCACCCCTATAAAGATAGATTCCGAGTTTTGCATTGTCTTCTGGATTTTTGCAAGCTCCTATATGAAAGTATTCCATAATATCTCCGTTCATTTTCTATTTATGATATGATTATTGTACCACAAGTTCGAGCACTAAGGATACCATGTTTGATTCAAGTGATAGTTCATTAGTTTTACCAGGACATTTTGGTTCTTCATCGGACAATATAAAGATCATTAAAAATTTTGTTGAATTAGAAGATTTAAAAATAATACAATCTTTTTTACCTACCATTAATGAATGGATGGACGCTGGAGAGAACACATATGCTGAGGATGGAACATGCACGTATGATGCATCTTACTGGATGAACAGACAGTGTAGCTTTGATATTCTATCTAGAATCAATTTAGATGTTTATAACTTAGTGGATAAATATATTTTAAAAATGAAATATTTTTTAGAAGATAGTTTTAATGTTAAACTTTCTGTTAGACCACCAGTTATCATTAGATGGTTTCCTGGATTGGAGCAGCAACCTCATTCTGATAAGCAGTTAAATGATGGTTCACCAAATCCATTTCCTACTTATGATTTAAATTCATTATTATATTATAATGATGATTTTGAGGGTGGGGAGTTATATTATCCACAACATGATATAATTGTTAAACCAGAGCCTGGTCTTGCAGTCGCTCATCCTGGTGATATCAATTATCTTCATGGCGTCAAGATGGTAACATCTGGAGAAAGATTTACTACACCATCTTTTTATACTATTACTGAATTAGTATAGATAAATTTATTTCCAATTAGAATAACCCACCCTTTTTACGGGGTGGGTTTTTCTATATACTTTACCTACTTAAACGCTGGTGGGAAGAAAGGTGGGAAGAAAGGTGGGAAGAAAGGTGGGAAATAAGGTGGGAAATATGGCGGGAAATATGGCGGGAAATAAGGTGGGAAATAAGGTGGGAAGAACGGTGGGAAGAATGGTGGGAAGTAAGGTGGGAAAAATGGCGGGAAAAATGGCGGGAAGTAGG